ATCAATGGGGCAACCGCTGAAAATACAAACCAGTAGAGTATTCGAAATCCTCAAGGATTCGTCTTCCCGTATCACTGTGATGCAGGGCGGATCACGTAGCGGTAAAACGTACAACATAATCCTGTGGTTTGTCATCAAACTCCTTCAAGAAAGGGGTAAAACCCTTTCAATTGTGAGGCAGTCACTTCCGAGCATTAAGGGTTCTGTTCTGCGTGATTTCATTGAAATCCTGCTTAAAATGGGGATTTACGATGAGAGTAACCACAATAAGACCGAGCAAACCTATAACCTCAATGGGAACCTGGTTGAGTTCGTTTCCGTTGACCAACCGCATAAAATACGGGGAAGGAAGAGAACCTATCTCTTCATGAATGAGTGTACTGAAATGTCATATGAGGCATGGGTGCAGCTTACAATGAGAACTGAGGGTAAAATCGTATTAGACTATAACCCATCAGACGAATATCATTGGGTATTCGATAAGGTAATTCCTCGTGATGATGCTGATTTCTACATCACAACTTACAAAGACAATCCATTCCTGCCCAAGGAACTCGTGGCAGAGATTGAACGACTCAAGGATGCCGATGAAAACTATTGGCTCGTCTACGGCTTAGGGCAGAAAGGCAACCAGAATGATACAGTTTACACCCATTGGAGGCCAGTGACCAAGATGCCAGAAGGTGAGACGGTCTACGGCTTGGACTTTGGATTTAACAACCCATCGGCAATGGTTAAGGTAGTATTTCATGATGGTGGGATTTACGCTGAAGAGATGCTATATGAAACGAAACTCACCACGAATGATCTTGTAGAACGAATTAAGAATCTTGGTATATCAGCCTATGATGAGATATTCTGCGATTCTGCCGAGCCGAAGACCATTGAGGAACTTGTAAGGAATGGTTTCAATGCGAAGCCGTCTAACAAAGATGTATTTGTTGGGATACAAAAAATAAAATCTTTACCTTTCTTTGTGCTTGATACATCAGCCAATCTCATCAAGGAATTGAAAAACTACAAGTGGAAAACGGACAAGAACGGCAAGAGATTAGATGAGCCTGTAAAGTTCATGGATCACGCCATTGATGGTCTCAGATATAGTGTATATACGAAATTAAACGCTCCACAATTAACGTGGGGCATAATATAACAATATGGGTATTTTAGATATATTCAAGAAAAAGGGACTTAATCCGAATATCGGAGCGCAAAGAGAAGTTCAAGCCGTTAATGGTGTTGTACTTCAGCCGTACTATCAACAGGCGTACGTTGATGATGGTTATATGGGCAATTCGGATGTTTACTCAATCGTGACATTCCTTGCTCGTAAAGCAGGTTCAATCCCGTGGTACGTGTACAAGATGAAACCAGGTGAGAAGGCAAAGACATCATTGGAGCGTTATAAGCAACTATCCAAAGGTCTGCACAATAAAGGAGCGTTTGAACGTGCCTTGATGGAGCGGAAGAACGCATATGAGGAGAATATGGTAACAGGTACTCCGTTGGCTAAGTTATTGGAGCGACCTAATCCACAACAGGCACAAGACCAGTTCTTTCAAAACTTATTCGGTTACCGAATCCTCAGCGGTGAAGGTAATATCTACGGAAACGATGGAAACATAGAGAACGGCAAATTCGTTGAACTGAACATATTGCCGACTCAGTTCCTTGAAATATATCCTGATCCAAATGACCTTTATGGCTTATTGGGTTATAAGTTGATGGTGGCTCAAGGTATAAATATACCAAAGGCAAATGTATGTCATTGGAAGTCTTGGAATCCAGACTTTAACGATGTGACACGTTCACACTTGAGGGGTGTTTCTCCACTGCGTTCAGCGTGGAAACTACTCAGGATGTCGAACAACGCAGCGGATGCAAGTGCTAAGATGACACAAAACGGAGGTGCGAAAGGTGCATTAGTTCCGCAGCCTGTGAATAACAACATACCTCAGATGACACCTGAACAGGCATCAATCATCCAACGTGCCATCAATGAGCGGATAAACGGCACGGATAATAAAGGCTCAGTTGGTGTGATGCAATATCCGTACAACTATCTAAACTTCGGGTTATCATCCGTTGACATGGAACTTGTGAAGACTCTTCAGATGACACTCCATCAATGGTGTCGGGTATTTGGAATGCCTATTGTGTTGTTCGATACTGATACCTCATCTTATAACAACTACACAAATGGTATGCGTGACCTTATCACCAACACCATTGCTCCACTTTGTGCGGAGTTGAGGGATGAGTTAAACGCTTGGTTAGTGCCTCGTTTCGGTGAGAACGTTTACATTGATTTCGATATCTCCGCACTACCAGAACTACAATCTGACATGGAAAAGATGGTTGCTCAACTAAAACAAGCCGATTGGTTGACCTTTGATGAGAAACGCACTGCGATGGGTTATGAAGAAAAAGGAGGTGCTTATGCCTCATCCTATGTAAGCGGAGGAATGATGCCTTTGGAAATGTCTATGATGGATTTAACGGTACCTGATGACAATAATGGAAATGGTATATGAGAAATACCCTAAAACACAGGCAGAACGAAATTGCTTAATAGAGAAGAGGATGATGGATGCTTTAAGGGCATCATATAAACTAAAGTTAGAAAATGAACGCAAAGCAGAGGAAGGAATACTGGATGAAAACGGAGAGGCTCAGAGCAGGTCTTGATAAAAAGTACTTTGAGCAGGTTCAGCAATCTATTTGGAATACTTTCAAGCGTTTCGCTCGTGACATCGAAGTAATCGGCATTGATGCTGCACGTTCACGCCTTGGTCTTGATTTGTGGGATAAAGAGATGCTGAAGATATTTGAATCACTTTACAAGGAATCCGTTTTACTATTTGGCAATAGTGTTTATAGGGCATTGAGGATTGAATCACAAAAGGCAGAAACATTCGGATTTAATCGTGAGTGGACTGATGCGGTGTTGGAGTTCCTGCTAAAGCAAGGATTTGTCTTGGTTGCTGATATAACATCAACGACAAAGAAGAAACTGAATGATATCGTAACTAAAGGCATCGAAGAAGGATTAGGCGTGGATGAGATTGTGAAACTTATCCTTTCTGATGAGAATCTCGCATATTCAGCCATGAGGGCAAGAAGGATTGTGAGAACAGAGGTAATGCGTTCATCGAACATAGGAGCAATGAAAGGAGCGGAGGCGCATGGATTTTATGTAGATAAAGAATGGATTAGTGCAAGGGATAAGCGGACAAGAAGAATACCAGAGGATGAATTCGACCATGTACAGATGGATGGGAAGGTAGTGCCTTTTGAAGAGCCGTTTACTTCAACGGGAAAGAAGGGTGAGCCTGTGGTAATCATGCAGCCTGGACAATTGAGTGATGAAAGTAATGGAATATTTGCACCTCCAGGATTCACGATTAACTGCCGTTGCACGGTTGGATTCATTCCAAAGAGAGATGCCAATGGTCGTTTATTAAGGAAACCGAAGTTGGGTGCGCCAACGATAGGAGGTATAAATCAGCCTACAATACCAACTCAAACGATACAAGCGCCTACGATAGAAGCACCAAAGCCAACAAAAACAACTGCACAAGTAAAGCAAAGTGTATTAAATAGTTTCGTTAATAACGTTAAATTATCCGTTAAAAAAGTAAGTATATCAAAAGATATACCATTAGATGAATTAAACGCAAGAGCAGAAATATTAGATAAACTAACACAGGAATATAATCTATCACCTGCGATTGATTTAAATTATGGAACTAACATAACATTCAAAAGCACAAAAAGGGCGTATGGGTTTGTTCGTTTTATAGGTGCAGGAAAAAGAATAGATACTGCAAACTTTGGTGATAGGTCAGATACAAGTAATGGAAGAAAATACACTCCAAATTATGAAGGTATAAGAGATAAAAGCAGGGTTGATGAAGTCAATATAAAATTGGCTACAACTGTTCATGAATTTGGGCATTTGATAACATTGAGTAACCAAAGCGCAATACCTGGGGTAAGTAATGTAGTAGTTCAATTTTACAATGAATTAAGAACGTTGAGAACAGAATATATACAAGAATTGCTAAAATATAATAGAGACAGAAACTATTATATGCGAAATGAATTATCATTAGGTAATTATGCAAGTACAAATATTGATGAATTTATGGCTGAAGCGTTTACTGAATATAAATTGAGCAGTAATCCAAGCAAATATGCTACACTTGTAGGAAAGTTAATGGATAAATACTTTAAAAAATAACTATGGAAGCAGTAAGGTTAGTTTGTTTTGATTGTAAGCATTTTAGACAATTTGAAGGTGGTTGTGATGCTTTCCCAGATGGGATACCAAATGAAATCACATCAGGAGAAAATGAGCATGAGATACCACTTATTAACCAAGAAAATGATATAGTATTCGAACCTTTAAATTAAAAAAGTATGATATACAATTATAAACATCAGAGCATTGATATAAAAGATGTTGATGCAAAACAAGGTATAGTTACAGGGTATTTCTCCGCATTTGGAAATGTGGACTCCGATGGTGACATTATGATGCCAGGAGCCTTTAAACGCAGTATCCAAGATTGGGGGCCAGAGGCTAAGGGCAGAGTAAAGCATCTGATGAACCATGATCCGTCAAAGCCACTTGGTAAAATAATTGAACTCAAAGAAGACGGCTATGGTTTGTACTATCGTTCAAAGATAGGCAGCCATAAACTTGGTCAGGACTTTATCAAAATGGTTGAATCAGACCTCATAAAAGAGCATTCAATAGGATTCAGAATATTAAGGGAGCAAAAGAATGCTGAAGCGAATGAGATACATGAAGTGATGCTATTTGAAGGTTCTTCACTTACTGCATGGGGTGCGAATGAGGCAACTCCCATTGTGAATATGAAGTCAATAACTGAGATTACCGAATATAAAAATACTATTCGTAATTTTGAGAAGTTTATCCGTGATAGTGATGTCACTGATGAA